GCGGCGGTGTTTCTAGAAAACGCGGCTGTCAATTACGCAAAAGAGCCAGCCCCTTCAATGATTTTGAAATCTAATGGCACAAATCTAACTGCCGAAAGAGTTTCTTCACTTTTATCTGCTTGGAAGACTGCTCGTCAAACTCGCTCAACTGCTTTCCTCAATGCTGACGTTGATTTGAAAGAGTTCGGTTTTGACCCTAAGTCGCTTCAGCTGGCAGAGGCTAGACAATACGTCGCCCTCGAATTGGCTCGCGCTTGTGGAATCCCAGCCTACTTCTTGAGCGCAGAGACGACTTCTATGACTTATTCCAATGCTGTCTCTGAACGGCGATCTCTTGTTGATTTCTCTCTGCGCCCAATTCTCAAGGCGATTGAGGAAAGGCTCTCACTTCCGGACTTCGTACCGAATCCGGTAATGACGCGCTTCGCACTTGACGACTTCCTTCGCGGCAACGCATTGGAACGCGCTCAGGTTTATGAAATCCTGAACCGAATCGGCGCGATGAGCGTTGAGCAGATTCAACGAGAGGAAGACCTAATCCCAAATGAAAATTAGTATGCCGATGGTCGTAACTGCGGCCGATACTGTAAAGCGCACAATCAGCGGAACTATTGTGACTTGGAACGAGCAGGGTAACACTTCAGTCGGCCCAACTGTGTTCGCGGCTAACTCAATTGAAATGAAGCCAGTAAAGCTACTTCTCGAACACGACCGCACTCGCCCTATTGGCAAATTGTTATCTCACGAAGTAACCGCTTCTGGAATTGTGGCAACGTTCAAAATCGCCAACACTATGGCCGGAGAAGACGCGTTGATTGAGGCCACAGAAGGTCTTCGCGATGGTTTTAGCGTTGGCGCACAAATCAACGAATGGACAAATGTCAAAGGGACAATGAATATCACATCAGCGACCCTTGATGAAGTCTCGCTCGTTACAGATCCAGCAATCGATTCGGCTCGCGTTAGCGAAGTCGCCGCTTCAGAGAATGAAGCACCTAAAGAAGATTCTGCTCCGGCAACCGCTGACGCAGACAAACCAACCGAAGGAGACCAAGTGTCAGACACTACCGCTCCAGTTCCTGCCGTCGAAGAAGCGGTAGAAGCTGCTAAGGTCGAGACAGTTGCGGCATCACGCCCAGCTTTCTACACCGCCCCTCGCCTTGAATTCACAAAGGCAAAATACCTAGAGAACAGCATCCGCGCCGCACTTGGCGACGATGACGCACGTTCTTACCTCCGCGCCGCTGATAACACAACAGATAACGCCGGATTTATCCCAACTCCACAGAGCACAACTCTCATCAATGGCGTATCTAATGGCGATCGCGGATTCATCGATGCGCTTTCTCGCGAAACCCTAGCGGCTTCCGGAATGACCTTCGAATTGCCTCGTATCAACACCGCGCCGACTGTGGCATTGACAAACGAAGAAGGCGCACCTTCTGAGACAGATATGGGAACAGCTTATATTTCTGTTGATGTAAAGAAGTTCGCCGGACAGCAAACAGTTTCCGTCGAACTAATCGACCGCAGTTCTCCAGCTTTCTTTGCTGAACTCGTCCGTCAAATGGAGTTCGCATACGCAAAGGCAACTGACGCCTACGCAGTAACTCGCGCATCCGCAACAGCAACAACTTCAACTGCTAAGGCTGGAGCAACTGCCGCTAACTACCTTGCTTTCTTTGCTAATGCGGCAAAGAACTGCTACACCGGCTCACTCGGCTTTGCTCGCAACGTCGTAGTGTCCCCAGATGTATGGGCTGAAATTATGGGATTGAACGACAATGGTCGCCCAATCTATATCGCTTCCAACCCATCAAACGCAGGTGGAGCACTTTCACCGCTTTCAGTTCGCGGCAACGTCGCAGGTCTCGACCTCTACGTTTCACGCTCACTCTCTGGAACTGGCGACGGATCAATTTACGTCATCAACCCAGACGCTCTCACATTCTACGAAAGCCCACGTCTAACACTTCAGACCAACGTAATCGCAAGCGGCCAAATCTCCGTTATGTACTACGGATATGCGGCAGTAGCACCAAAACTTCCTGGTGGCTACACAGCAAACGACAACGCATAGTAAAACTCTAAAAGTGACGGCCAGTCCGCTCCCGAGCTGGCCTGTCACCCCTAAGAACGAAAGGAAGGCGAGATGCCAACAATAGTCACGGCCACAGAGCTTAGAACCATTCTTGGCGTCTCGTCATCCCTCTATAACGATGCTTACCTAAACGACATTATTGACACTTCGGAGAACTTGATTCTCCCAATGCTTGTCACTTTCCAAAGCAAAATCAACAAAGTCAAACTAGAAAATAATGTCGCTTATTTTGAAACCGCAAATATTCACGAATTTACCGAAGGCCAATCCGTCATCATTACTGGATGCGGTTCGCCATTCAACGGAACTCACACAGTAACCGACGACGAAATTACTGACTATGTATTTACCGCCGCAATCACAAATGCTGACATACTGGAAAAGAACATTATCCCAGCAGGAAACGCTGCTCTCTCTGGCCTCTCAACCTATGTCGCAAACCCTAACGTCGAATCTGCTGTATTGGCTATCTCTGTCGAAATCTTCCAAGCTCGCACAGCCTCCGGCGGATCAATCGAAGGAATCGATTTCGCAGTAACCCCTTATCGCTTATCTAAAAATCTTCTTGCCAAAGTAACTGGTCTTCTTGGCCCTTATCTCGACGTCGAAGCGATGGTTGGATAATGCCAATCTCCACCGACGTTCGAGGCGCAATCAAGACAGCACTTTCAACTTTAAGTGCCAACGTTTATGATTCGGTTCCTGAGACACCCATTGTTCCGGCTATTGTCATAGTTCCAGACTCTCCTTATATGGAATTGGAAGTTCTGGGCAAAGTAACAACCCGAGTCAAATTGAATTACACCATCACCGCTTGCGTTGCCTATTTCAGCAACCCAGCCGCTCTTGATAACTTGGAGCAACTTATACTAGGTATTCTTGGAAAGCTCAATGCTTCCAAGTATGAGTTATCGGTGGTTGAAAGACCAACTGTAACTGATGTGGGAACGACTACCCTGCTCGTTTCCGATATTCGCTTGAGCGTCCGCTACGAGCAAACCGCATAGGAGACCCAATGACAACAATCATTACAGGGCGCGATGTGACCTTCACACTTGACACGAAGCCATATGACGCTCAAACAACTTCAGCCACCCTCTCGGCTGACACAATTATCGAGACCTATCAAACTCTTGATGGTCGCGCTTATAAGTCTGTTGATAAGCAATGGACATTCACAATCGAACTTCTTCAAGACTGGGGCGCAAACCCTGCGTATGGATCATTGTTCGAATCAATGTGGGCAAATGCTGAAACCGCACCTAATACGACTGTTGCTGTCTCTTTCACAGCAGCTTCAGGTGCTACCTTCTCATTCAACGTTTTACCAATCTTCCCAAGCGCAGGTGGAGCCGCTCCTGGAGCACTCACCGACACTTGGACTCTGACTGTCGTCGGACAGCCTTCAGAATCTTTCAGCTAATAGATCGGAGCATCGGGAGCAATGAAGTTACAAATTACAATCAAATATAGTCACGGCGAGGAAGTCACTTACACCGCTGGCCTACCGGAATGGGCAAAGTGGGAACGTAAAACTGGCAAATCGATTTATTCGATGAAGGATATTTCGGCTTATCAGCAAGCGGACTTCCTCGACTTGGCTTACTTTGCTTACAAACGCGAAGCGGCAGGAAAGCCGACCAAGTCTCAGGAAATCTGGGAGTTATCGGTTGAAGAAATGATGATTGGAGATGAAAGCCCAAAAGCTACGAGTCCGGAAGCATAAATCGCCTTATCGTTGAGATAGCGATAGCAACCGGAATACCGATGAGCGAATGGACTGAAATCGACCAAGTTCTAACGGCGATTGAAATATTGAAGGAGCGGAATGGTGGTAAATGAACCAATCAGCTATGACCGGAGCGAACTTCGCGCAATCATTGCCGCTTTCAAAGCGATGGACGATGAAACTGTTGATGCGGCTAAACGCGAAAGTAATGCGTTGGCTCAATTCGCCGCAAACGAAGTCAAGGCCTATGGTATTACAAGAACATTTGGACAAGCCGCTGTCAATCGCATTACAACTGGGGTTAGGGTTTCCAAGTCCTCGAAGATTGGCGAGTTGTCTTATGGATTCGCGTCTCAGCGTTTCTCTGGTGGAGGAACAACTCAAAAACTCTGGGCAGGTTATGAGTTCGGATCTAATCGTTATCGTCAGTTCCCTCGACGCACCCCTCGCGAAGGCCGAGGAAATTCTGGGTATTTCATCTATCCGGCACTTCGCAAAATTCAGCCTGAATTAGTCAAGAAATGGGAAGAAGCTTTCTCTCGCATATTGAAGAAATGGGATAAATAATGGCCGGAAGTAGAACGCTAAAACTTTCCATTCTTGCGGACGTTGATAATCTAAAAAAGGAACTTGATAAAGGTTCAAAAGACGTCGAAGGTTTTGGCGGCAAATTAGAAAAATTTAGCACAGCCGCAAAGGCCGCATTTGCAGCCGCCGCAGCCGCCGCAGCAGCTTATGCTGTTAAACTGGCGGTCGATGGAGTTCAAGCGGCAATTAAGGACGAAGCGGCTCAAAAGCGTTTAGAAAATGCTCTCAAGAACGTTACAAGTGCAACAGACGCACAAGTCGCGGCAGTTGAAAAGCAAATTCTCAAAACCTCTTTAGCGACTGGTGTAGCCGATGATAAACTTCGTCCAGCCTTCCAGCGTTTAGCAGTAGCCACAGGTGATCTTGAGAAATCACAAAGTCTTCTTACCCTTGCCCTCGATATTTCGGCCGCTACTGGAAAAGACGTTGAGACAGTATCGAACGCCTTGGGTAAAGCCTACGAAGGCAATACCGGAGCTTTAACTCGTTTAGGCGTAGGTCTATCAGCGGCAGAAATAAAAACGCTAGGCCTTGAAGGGGCCATTACCACCCTTAGCGATACTTTCGGCGGAGCCGCCGCAACACAAGCTGAAACTTTTGAAGGCAAGATGGCTCGAGTTCAAGTTGCCTTCGATGAAGCAAAGGAAACTCTCGGCGCGGCATTACTTCCAATTATTGAAAAGTTTTTCAAATTTATCGTTGATACTGGTATTCCTAAACTTCAAGAATTCAAGAAAGTCGCTATTGATCCAGTCATCAAGGCTTTCAAAGATAACGAAGATGCGCTTAAGTCTATTTATGAATTCGGTAAAAATACTCTAGTTCCATTTATCACATTTACTCTTGGAAATGCGATTTCTGGTTTAAGCAAAGTTGCTAGTGGCATAGTTCAAGCGGTTTCTATTGCTCTAAAAGCTCTTGAGCCGATTATCAATGCGGCCATTGCGGGAATAAACGCGCTTATTAGAGCAAAAAACGCACTTACCGGCGGCGCAAATACTCCAACAATTCCCCCACTTAATTTCGGGTCTAGCGGCGGATCTACTGGGTCTAATACAGTCGCGCCGGGTGGATTGCCATTTGGCGGAAGCCCTACGACTGGGGGCGGAACTGTTTTCGGAAAACCGCAAACCGGTGGCGGGGGAAATCTTGTTATTGGCAACCCAACTGGCACGGGTACAGTATTAGGAACAGATACGTCGG